ATCAGCGATTTGAAGCTGGAGCTGACAAAGACGATTCTTGATCAGGTGCCCGTCCCTGAAGTTCCTGAACTGCCTAAAGCCACAGGGCCTGCGATTCCCTTCAAGTAATCATCTTGGTATTGGCGGTCGGATCATCGTCGTGAGCCTCCGGCCCGAAGCCTTCCGCCTTGATTTTCGCCATATCCAGTTCTGGCGTGGGTGCCTCTTGTTTCTGCTCAAACGAGGCTAGCCATTCGCGCAAAGCGTCCCCAGTTGGCGTGCCCTTGGGCCACTTGACCCACTTCAAAATGGCCTTTGTATCTGTAAACGGCCTAGCACTATTCCCGGACATTACGGTGTAAACAATGGGCGGTCCCTCTCTTCTGCGGTTCCTCTCAATCCAAAGCTGACCCGCTACGAATCGATCGCCTGATTTCATGCCGGACATTCCTGATATTGAGATCCCGACGATTGAGATACGGCCCATCCCTGAGCCGCATGTATTTCCGCCGCCGGTCACGCAGAACTTAGCGCCGCGTCCGATATATCAAAAGCCAGGTTGTGCCAGGGTTCACAGAGACGCACATCTCAATCCATCCCTGCTGCGGGATGACCCGAATGGTGTCGGTATTTCTTGCCCTGAGGGTGAGATGCCTAGTTACGTTCCGCTGGATTGGAACCCGCGCAAGCTGCAGATCATTGAGCCAACACCGGCACAGAATCAGGAACAGGAGAAACCGCCAGCACAGCAAAAGGCTGACCCAAAGCCACCGCCGCCAAAGGACAAGCAACCGCCGGAGGTGAAGTGCCCGCCCGCAGACGCCACAGAGGTTGGCACGCTGTCACCCAATGGCCGCAAGATCTTGGAGTCTTACGAGCTGGTGGATGGCGTTTGCAAGGAGGTGTATCGAAACGTGCCGGTGACGGAGCAGTTGATCAAGGCGGTGCCGTCGCCCTACGAGGCAGCGCAAACCGCAGGCATTGCTGTTGTTGCAACCACCGCTGCACTGAGCACACCGTTTCTGGTGCGGATCATCAAGCCCGTGGTGAAGAAGCTGCTGACCAAGGCGAAAGAGATTGTGACCCGTAAAAAGGAGGCGCGGCCTTCTACTTTTTTGAGGAAGCAGGCGCAGCGGAAGGCGCGGAAATAGCGTGCGTGTGGGGCACCATTTCAACCGGGGGCACTGTGACAATAAGGTCGCTGCACACTACTGACATTTGGCCCGTGAATTTCACGCCTGCCTTGGCAAGTTCCCCGCACTTAGCAGCGCGGAACAGTTCGTGTTCAAGCCGCTTGGTGGCCAGCAACTGCTCTTGCAGCTTGATGTTTGTGTTGACGGCTCGCTTGCACTGATCAGCCAAGCCACGGTCCAGCGGCACAGAAAAGGTGGCCGTGATGCCGTAGTTCAGAGAGCGCCGATCCTTCTCAAATCGTGGCAGCTCTGAGTAGTACAACACCTTACCTGGGGAGTCAGGTTCGCCGTCATCATTGCTGTCTGCTGTTGAATAAACAGGCGTCCGCGTTGTTGACTCAAACGGCAGGTCAAAGTTTCTGCTGCCGGTCACGAAAGGCGACACCGTTAGCGTAGGTCCAGGGCACTGAATCCCCTGCGACATCCGGTAAATCGGATGCGGCCCAGTCATCATCTGATAGGCGTTGTTGACCACCGAGCCTGTGGATGTGCTGGATGGATTTGCGACTGTTGTGTTGGCGTAAGCAGGGCTGCCGAGCGCCGCGATTACTGCGAGAACACCGACGTACTTTCCTGCACCGTCTCCGTAGTTATTGTCCTTTGCACCTGCGTCACGGCGTCGAGGCCGGGGGCCATAAATGACTCTGTGATGCTCCAACTTGCGCCAGGGTTGACGACTTGCCATTGAGGTTTGGTTTCAAGGTTTGGGCTAGTCCAAGAAAAGTTGACCCCGCCGACGGTTTGATTGTTCGTGACGGTTGCCTTTGGTGAGATAGGCACATCGCCTACAGGCTCAACATTATGACCAGCCGCAGAATAAGAATATCCGGTTCTGTAGTTGTAACTGGTGATGGATTCTTGAATGACTGTTGTTGACTCAGTGCGTGAATTAAGTTGTCCCTGAGTGAACTGCGGAACTATTGGTGCCGCCATTGCCGAACTAGGCAGCAGCAAAAGCAGCAGCCAAGCCCTAGTCAATTTCAATCTCCATTTTGTTGCTGAGGATCGCACTTGTGCCTGCTCCGCCTGCCGTCACGGTCATGATTCCGCTTGAGAGGGCTGTTGCAGCCAGATTGGACTTGACACCCCCAGAGCCAGTCACGACTTCGCCGTAGGTCGGAAGGTCGTCAACGTTGCCGGTGGTGGTAGTCACCTCAGTTGCTGAGCTGATCGTGTCACCTATCAATGCTGACTCAGTGAAGGAGAAAGCCGAACCGGCGGTTGTGACTGCGTAGTCAGTGTCGATCATGGCTGGCACGCCACTGGTGAGGCTGCCAAGGTTCAGACCGCCAATGGCTCCGCTTGTCGTGCTGCCTCCGCTGGTGACGCTTGGCGTGACGTTTGTGCCTGAGGCGCTGTAGGTGCTGCCGATGCGTTTGGCTGAGCTGTACGCCTGATCAATGCTGATTTGGGCTGATTGGGTCAGTCGGTGGGTGATGTCAGCATGGGCAGGGGCGGCCAGCAAAGTGATGCCCAATACCAAAAGTGTGCGGGTCATTTGATGCCGACTTTGGAATCTTTGTTATCAATGATATTCGGCTTCTTATTTCCGTTGCCATTGGACTTACGTTCGATGCCAAACGATGCCATCGCGCCAGTCAGCAGTGAGGCGACAAAGGTGTTATCCATTTTCATCTGGGGGAACAAGCCCAAATAAGAGACGGTCAGCAGAGTGGCGCTCCAAAACAAGACAGCGCACTTAACGACATCAGCAACGCAGATGCCTTCCTTTTCGTGATGGTCTTCTGGAGTTTCTGCCATGGCACAACGGAGCTACGCTTTAAGGGTAACTAGGCCAAGCCAATGCTTCTTATCCTCAAGCCCTTGGTCATGACGATGTGGCGCTCAAGGGCGTTCAAAGAGTTGATTGTGGCGATGCTTGAGAAGATCGTCACCCGTACTGATAACGACTTGGACGATCTTGCGGTCAAGCACCTTAAGGATTTGCTTTTGCCTGATACTCGTGTTGAGAAATGAAGCTGTCCGCGTTTTCCGCGACTGGCTGGTTTATTGCAGGCAGCGCGGTCACGGCTTTGCTTTGCAGCTCAATGCTGGTTTTCATCGCCGGATACAGCACTGGCGTTACCAGTTGCGACCAAGCAATATCAGGCCAGCCCTAGCTGTAACTGGCGTGTTAAGCCTGCTGCCGTTCTTCCAGTTTTTCCGTGGTACGCCCCACCAGCTGGCTGCAATTAAACAACTTGAAGAGTCGCTGCCAGCGGGATTACTGGAGGAAAACGAGGCTGATTGGTTCCAAGCGTGGAAGGAGAGCGGATATGACCAGCAGATCTACATGCCCTACTTCACACAGCTCGATAACAAGACAGGCACGGGCTACAGGGAGTGCTTCTCGTCAGCGGCCGCGATGGTGGCGTCTTTTTATCGGCGCGTTACGACGGATGATGAGTACAACGACATCCGCAACAAGTACGGGGACACTACGTCCGTAGAAGCACAGCTGGCGGCGCTGCGGAGTCTTGGCCTCAAGGCTGAGTTCCGCAAAGACGGTGATGCTGACCTGGTTGAGCGAGAGCTAGAGGCTGGCCGTCCTGTCCTTGCCGGCTATTTGTCAGCGGGCAACATGCTGCGCGGTGAGCCGCCAATGTGCAGTGGCTTGGGCTGCGGCCACTGGCTTGTCATTAGCGGCTATGCGGGGAAGAACAGCAACGACCCTGAGTGGATCGTCCAAGACCCCCTTGGCTACCCCGAGATGGAGAAGGGTGGTCATAGCAATCCGCATTTGGGTCGGAATGTCCGCGTTAGGCAGGCTGCGTTTTATCAGCGATGGCAGGCGGAAGGTCCAAGAACAGGCTGGGTGATCTTGATTAGCGAATAAGCAGCATGGACATGCACAAATGTGCTGTTTACTATTCAGAAAAGTACACTCTGTAACAAATGGGCTGGGCGACCTGGATGCAGATCAAGCCCTCCACGGAGGAGCTTTTCGAGATTGAACGCAGCGTTAGAAACGTGCAGAACTGCACCGACGAAGAGCAACTAAAAATGATTTGCGCTTCGCTCGTTCGTCAAAACTTTCATCAATCAAAGCTCCTTAGCCAAGCCGTAGGGCGTATCGGAGAGCTAGACGCCAAACTTGCCTGCTGGGACTAAGAACCCTTGCCCAGGATCTTGGTGCGGTAGTACCTCACGCATGACTCGTAATACCAGCGTGCCTTCCAGTCATGCTTGAAGTAGCGGACAGTTCCGCCGTGGCTGACTTCCCAAACCAGCAAGCCATCTTGCTGCACCTGTTTGATGGTTGGTTTTGTCATAGATCTGCTCAGGCAGGCCGTCATAGATCTGACCTGCCCGATTTTTAGCTCAGAAGCTCATAGATCCCGCTTCTTGCTTCGGCGGCAATGTGAAGTCCGACACGTTCAGCTCCAGGCTCTTGCCTTCGCTGCCGTCCTTTTTCTCATAGATCCGCACTTTGGCTGAGCCGCAAACGGTGATGCGATCACCCTTGTGCAGGTACTCCATCACGGTGTCGGCACGCTTGCCCCAGACAGAGCAGTCGATCCAGGTGGTCTCGTCTTTGCCGGTGCGTGCGGCGATGCTGAAGCTGGCGACTTGTGATTTGTC